CCGCCGGGCGCCTCCAAGGCGTACGCGGATGATCCGGTCAAAAAGAGCAAAGAAGAGTATACGCGGGGACGGTGGCAGATTGACGCACACGGATATTGGCGCAGCAGCGGCGACCGTCCGCTCACGAAAGAGGAGGTCATGCAGTTCCCTGTGAGTGACCTCCAGCGCGTCTACCGGAAGTACAGCCGCGAGAGTATCTATAACTACGCGCAGCACGTTGCGATGGCAGAGAAGCTCGACAAAGACAAGAAACTGCCCGCCACATTTATGGTCGTAGCGCCGGGCAGCTGGACGGATGAGGTGTGGGACGACATCAACCGCATGCGGACCATGAACACACTCCAAGCGCAAAAGGGCAAACAGCTCCATGTGTGTCCCCTACAGTTTGACATCGTGGAGCGCCTGATTGACCGCTACAGCAATGCGGGCGATCTCATCTTTGACCCGTTCGGGGGACTGATGACCGTCCCTCTCTGTGCACTGAAACGCGGGCGGCGCGGTATGGCCACGGAGCTGAATGCAGATTATTTCCGCGACGGCGTAGGATATCTAAAAGCCGAGGAGGCAAAGCTTAGTGCCCCGACGCTCTTTGACTTCCTCGATGACGAAGATATGACAGAGGGGGCAGCATCATGAAGAAGGAGTGCTTGATCTGTAACGAGACATTTGAGGCGTTGAATGGTGCGAAGTTTTGTCCCGAATGCCGCGCGGCAGGGAAGAAGATTTGCACAAGATGCGGCACGGTGTTTTCCTCCAAGGGGAGAACGCGGACATGCAATGCATGTAATACGGCATGTATGCGAGAGGGGAAAAAAGAGTATGCTCCGCGTGAGAACGTGGAAAGGTATGTGCCGAAAGACCAGAAAATGCTTGATGAGAAGGCGGCCGCTGCGCGTAAAGCTGGACTGAGCTATGGCAAATATGTCGCCGTGCAGCGCGGGTTGTTGAAAGTGTGAGGTGCGACATGGTTGAAGCAGCAGTGTTTTTCGTAGGAATCCTGATCGGTGCGTTGATCGTGGATGAATTGTAAGGTCCTGAAAAGCTTTTGTAAGGTTGGAGGAAATAACAACTTCAACCGCAAAAAATCTGGTTGAAAGTACTGCATATAACCCAAAAAACGGGAAAAATGACAACTATCTATGCAAAAAACGTAATGAAGGAGGAATCCAAATGAACCACTGGGTAGGAATCGGGCGGCTCACGCGAGACCCGAATGTAAAGTACACACAGAGCGGTAAGGCGATCGCATCCTTCACGCTTGCGATTGACCGTCGCAGGAGCGGGGATGGAAATCAACAGGCGGACTTTATTTCTTGCGTAGCGTGGGAAAAGACAGCTGAGATAATCAGTCAGTATGTTTCAAAGGGGCAGAAGATCGCCGTCGAGGGGCGCATCCAGACACGCAGCTACGATGCCAACGACGGCACGAAGCGCTATGTGACGGAGGTCGTCGTCAATAGCATGGAGTTCTGCGACAGCAAGAGCGGGCAACAGTTAAGCGATGCTAAAGAGTTCGCGGGGGCGCCTGTGCCCGATGAGGACATTCCGTTTTGATGTGCAGGAAAGAGGGGTGTGCTGAGATGGACATGAAAAGATTTATCAAAGAAAGAGATATGGCCCTGATCACTCTTGTGATGCGCGGACGTAAGAACAAATTGAAAAAATACGCACGGAAATATGGGGTGGATATTCCAAAAGATGAAAATGTACTTATGGCAGGTGCGTGTAAAGCCTTGCTTGGCAGTACGTCGGCTTATATCAAGGAATATCATCGGAACAAGGCTATGTATTGGCTGATTGCTCATGGGATGAAACCGTGGATAGGAGGAATAGAACTATGAATTGCCCATGTTGCGGTGAGGATGAAATTATCCTCTACGTAAAAACAGAATTGTCGGCTTATGTTGATGAATGCGGAGAAATCCAACTCTTAGAGGAGAATATGGGGGATGTGATGGACTGTGTTCTGGCTAATCTTGGCGTTCGTGGTAAATGTTATGGCTGCAAGCAGGAGTTTGACGTGGAGGTAACCAAAGAGCTAGAAGTGAAACAAATGATACCGAAAAAGGAATCTAGGAGGAGATAGGCGTGCTTGAGAACGATGCAGCCTTGCAGATGGCAGATGAGATTCGGCAAGACCGCAAACAGGCGGAGTCGATGCTGCTGAACTATACGGAGGAACTGAAAACATATCGCCTACAACGCGAGGAGTATGTACGGGGCACACCTGCGCAAGGGGGCGGGAATCTGCCGGGGCATCCGACAGAGGCGGAGGCTCTGCGCGGTGTGAAGTTTGACGAGACCTATCCTGCCTATACATGGCTGCGGGCGGTGGAGTTTGTCGAGCGCGGGCTTTCGGAGCGTAAGAAGATATTCCTCGATGCACGGCGCAAGGCATCCCGCGATAAGACAGGCAGAGGGCGCAGAGCATGGCTTGTACGTACGCAGATGATGTATTGTGAGACGATGCGGGAGAGGTTTCTCAACTCTGAGTTTTTCGTGAGTGAGAACGTGCTAAAGGAAACATGGAGATATATCATTGATCGCGTTGTCGAAGCATATCTGAAATTGGAGCAGAAAAAATTAAATAGACCCCTCCCATAAACGCCTTTTTCGGTGCTAAAATGCTATTGTGGGTAGTTTGGAGGACGCACCAGACTATCCCCGCTCTTCCATCACCTATATATTCTTCATGGAGAAACCGTCTCATATGAGGCGGTTTTTCTGTTGGGGCGAGGCACTTTCATGAGACAAGACGAGACTGTATATGCTCTTTGCCAAAAATGGCAGGACATCTTAAAACTCAACAACTGGGATATTGTCATCAAACTAGGGCGCCAGGACGAGCTTAGCGAACCCGATCGGGAGGGTGAGGTGTTTATCAATATCGCGAAGGGCGAAGCGTTAATACATTTGCTTGACCCGGATATCCAATATGACTTTCCTTTTCCTTATGACATGGAAAAGGTTTTGGTACATGAACTCCTTCATCTTTCCTGCGCGACGTTTGAGCCGGAAGATGATCCTCTGAGACACGATCTCTGGGAGAGGATGGTTGAGCAGACGGCAAAAACGTTGGTGGAGCTCCAACGAAAGGTAGAAGTTCTGGGTAAATCGTAAGGGCCTGCGTAGCGAAATATAAATTTCTGCGATTTTTTATGTTTCGTTTGTGCGAAACATAAAATTTGTTTCAGTTTTACATTTCAGTTTTTGGTTTTTGGATTTTTGTTTCTATACAGGAGGTTTTACTATGCAGGAAAAGGCGAAACAGATTGTTGTGGACTACTTCAACAAGCATGTTGATGTGACTGGCAACAAGAAGATCACAGTGGCGGACGTGTTCATCGTTTGGTTTTCCAAGACGCTTCAGAACTGGAAGGCACTCGTGAGTACGACTGTGAACGACGGTATGTATTATGAGATCACACACAACGGCGACAAGGGTTATACGTACGTTGACGTATACAAGAAGCGGGAGAACTTCACGGTCAAGTAAGACGGGGTTCAAGAAATTGTAAGGAGGAGGTGACGACGTGAAACTGACAGCGAAACAGATACGCTTTGTAGATGAATACATGGTTGATTTCAACGCGACACAGGCAGCAATCAGAGCAGGATATAAGGCAAAAACGGCTCATGTAATAGGAGCTGAAAACCTTAGAAAACCTAAAATCGCAGAAGAGATCGCACGTCGTCAGAAAGACCTCCAACGGCGCACAGAGGTATCACAGGATCGTGTAATTCGAGAGCTTGCACGCATCGCTTTTGCGGATGCCTCTGACTACGTGCGAGTGACGACCGAGACCGTTGTCCCGGAGGACGGAGATCCTTTTGAGATGCAGACCGTTAAAATCAAAGACACGGATGGGCTATCTGATGATCAGCGCGCGGCGATCGCGGGAATCAAGCAGGGGGCAAACGGAATCGAAATCAAGCTGTATGACAAGACTCGCGCGATCGAGCTGCTTGGGCGTCATATTGGATTGTTCACGGATAAGCTTGAGGTCAAGGGCGCAATAGATATTGCCTCGGTGCTGTCTGAGGCGAGAGAAAGGGTGCATAATCGTGGAGAGCCCGTCGGGGAGCTTTGAAGACATTGTGGCGTTCATCGGAGAGTTTTCCCATGACCCTCTTGGTTTCGTTTATGCGGCGTTCCCATGGGGGAAATATGGTACTGAGCTTGCGTCTATGGACGGCCCTGATGAGTGGCAGAAAGAGATTCTTGCGGACATCGGGCGCGGCGTGAAAGACTTGTCCTCTGTTACGCGCGAAGCCGTGGCGTCCGGGCACGGGATAGGAAAATCTGCTCTTGTGGCATGGATTATCCTCTGGTCTCTGGCAACGCACGAGGATACGCGATGCGTTGTAACGGCAAACACAGATACGCAGTTGCGCTCTAAGACGTGGGCGGAGCTTGCCAAGTGGTATCGCCTGTTCATTGGGCGAGATATGTTCTGTTTTACAGCGACCTCTCTTTTCTCTGCGCAGCGCGGACACGACAAGACATGGCGTGCAGATGCTATCCCGTGGAGCAGAGATAATCCAGAGGCGTTTGCTGGACTGCATAACCAAGGAAAGCGGATTCTTGTCATATTTGACGAAGCGTCCGCTATTTTTGATGAGATATGGACGGTCACAGAAGGCGCAATGACCGACCGAGACACGGAGATTATCTGGTGTGTATTCGGCAACCCGACGCGCAACCAAGGGAGATTCTTTGAGTGCTTCCACAAAAACCGCGCAATCTGGAACTGCAAGCAGATCGACTCTCGTAATGTGCGCATCTCCAACAAACAGCAGCTCAATCAATGGGCGCAGGAGTATGGAGAGGACAGCGATTTCTTCCGCATACGCGTCAAGGGCGAATTCCCCTCACAGTCGGAAAACCAGCTGATCTCGCGTGAACTTGCCGAGGCCGCCCGTCGCCGTGTGGTAGAAACACGCTCCTATGAGTTTGCGCCGGTGATTATCGGTGTTGACCCTGCGTGGACAGGAGAGGATATACTTGCGGTCGTTCTGCGGCAAGGACTTTATAGCAAGGTGCTTGAGACTACACCTCGGAACGACAATGACATGGAGGTCGCACGACGTGTTATGCACTATCAGGACGACTATCGAGCGGATGCAGTGCATATTGATATGGGATACGGCACTGGGATATATAGCGCCGGAAAGGATTCAGGGCGCGGCAATTGGCGATTGGTATCCTTTGCGGAACGATCTGACGCGCCACAATACGCAAACAAACGAGCAGAGATGTGGGGCGAGATGAAAAACTGGCTGATGGACGGCGGGGCAATAGATGATGATCGACTTGTTCAGGAACTCACGGCTCCTGAATCCCGCATCAATTCTGCCGGAAAGCAACTGCTTGAGAGCAAGGACGAGATGCGGCGCCGTGGATTGACATCGCCGAACATCGCAGATGCGCTTGCACTGACGTTTGCCTATCCGGTTCGGCTTATGGACAACACGAGATATTATGCGGCGAGACGCCAAGGAAAAATCCGCAAAGCGGGCAGTATGTGAAAGGAGGTGAGGCGATGCAGGGAAATGCGGCAGCGTATGACGCTGCGCAAAATGCTGTGCCGGAGGAGATCAGTCTCGAAACGCTTTCGGAGGATGCGGTCAAGAAGATCATGACTGCCTACAAGGCAGGGCGTAATGTTGCAGATCAATACTATAGAGCGACAGTAGAACCTGTCCTCATCAAGCGCTATGACGTCTATCGAGCGGATGTAGACCACTATAAGGGGAAGTTCCCCCGCCTCTCTGAGATGAGTAGCTGGGTGTCGCGGGATGTCAAGACGACAATCGACTGGATTATGCCGTCACTCATGGAGGTGTTCACGGGGTCGGATGACCCTGTGGATATCGCAGGGGTTAATGTGAACGACGATGATAACGCGCGGAAGATTCAGCAGCTTATCAGCTATTTTGTGACAAGAAAAAACAGCTTCTTCACGTTCATGTATAACTTTCTGCGCGACGGTCTCACGATCAACATGGGCTGTGCCAAGGTCTACTGGAAGCGTGAGGAGGAACGTCAGCCGATGGAGGTGCTTGCCGATGCGCAGATGATGCAGATGATTCTTGCGGGCGTGGCGGCAGGCCAAATCGAAATCAAAGAGGCTGTTCCAGTCACTCCAATCGGCGATCTTCTGCGGGTTACGTTTGATGTTATCAATGTCAAGGTCAACCAGCCGATCATCGAGAATATGAGTCCTTCGGAGCTGCGTTTTACACCTGAGGCACGCGATCTTCATCAATCCAAGTTCGTCGCACAACGAAAAGTTGTGCGTGGTGACTACCTCAAGCGCATGGAAGCACAGGGCGTTTATCAAAACGTTGATGAGGCGATGGAGAAAGCCGGGGAGGGGGTGCGGCAGACGCCGCTCCTCGACAAGAAGCACAATGAGCGCATAGAGGAGATGCAAGGACGCCTCTCTGATGGAGACAACGCCTCGAAGGAGTTTGAACTCTACGAAGCCTATCTCAAGGTGGATTTCAACAACGACGGGATTTACGAGAACGTGATTGTCCATGCGGTCGGCGATACGCCGCTCAAGATTCAGGACAATGTATTCGAGATGCCGCCGTTTTTCGTATTCTCGCCCGAGCATGATTGCTATGCAATCTTCGGAGAGGATTCGATCACGGATACGCTCGAGCAGCTGCAAGACCTCAAGACAGCGCTCATTCGGCAGATGATTATCGCTGTCGCGAAGAACAATGTTCCGCAGAAGTTTGTCGATGAACGCAGCGTCGATATGGATGCACTACTCGAGGGGGCGGAGATTGTTCCGGTAAAGAGCAGTCCTGCAAGCCAGGCGATTTTTCAACCACCGCCGATTCAGATTGACGGTTCTGCCATGACGCTTGTGCAGTACGCGCAGAATGAGATCGAGAGCCAGTCAGGCAGCACACGGTACAATCAGGGACTTGATTCATCGAGCCTCAATCGTACAGCGACGGGTATTTCTGCGATCATGGGAGCGAGCGACAAGAAGATCAAACTGATTGCGCGTCTTGCAGCAGAGACAGCGTGGATTCCGATCATCAAGTTCCTCATTCTGCTCTGTCAGAAATTCGTAGATGACGGACAGATGATTCGCCTCGCGGATGAGAACATTGCTATCCGGCGTGAGGAGATCAGCATTGACTATGATCTCATCGTCAATGTTGGACGCGGTGCTTCCTCAAAGGAGATGCAGATGCAGTACCTTATGGTGCTCATCAATCAACTCTATCCAAAACTCGAGATGGTTGGGATTGTCAATCCAGAGTCGTGGTACAACGTCACGAAGGAGCTTCTTGAGGTCATGGGAATCCGCTCGACGGAAAAATACCTGCTCGACCCGAATGGCGAGGCGTTCCAGCAAAAACAGGCACAAGCGCAGCAGATGCAGCAGGCGGCAGAGCAGAAACAGGATGCTCTGATGCAGGCAGAACTCCAACTCAAACAGGATGATGTCAAAGCAAAAACACTTGCCCGTCTTTCGGCGCAATTCAAAGACCTGCCGATTGACGCACAGATTTCCGCCCTGCAGCAGCTTGGGCTTTCGGCGACACCGGAATCCATGCTTGAGAAGATTGCACGGGATGAGCGACTTGCAGAAAGCCGCAACAGAGCCTATCAGATGTGGAATGAAGGGAGGAACGGATGGAACCAGCAGACAAGATAAAGCTGCAAGAGAAAGCCAAGGATGGCAATGAGGCAACCTTTCTACTCGTGGAAAAGTTCTCCAATCGATGGCTTGCAGAGGTTGAGTCTGATATTCTTGTTCGCTTGAATAAGGCGCGGGATGTTGATGAGCTGATAAAGATTCAGGCCGACTATCATGCGGCGATCAATTTCCATGAGAGTCTTTCTGTTGTCGCGGTCAATGGGAAAATAGCAGCAAAAAAGCTCCACGAGGAGCGGGTAAAGGAATAAGGAGGATATCGAATGAATGACTGGGTTTATGACCTTCAGAGATTTGCAGAGGGAGATGCGGCGCAGGGCGCGGAAGCGAATACGCCCGCAGCTTCGGAGGGGCAGGGAGTGCAGGAAAGTACTTCCGAGGGTACGGGAACGCCGCCCGCCGTAGAGGATGCTGCGGCAGATCAGCCTATTGCGGGCGGTTTTGCTATTCAGGTAGACCCTGTGACAGGCGCACGCACGGTCGTCGAGATCAAGGAAGAAGAGGACGAAGGAACGCCCCCGACGGATGGGACACTCCAGCAGACACAAGATGCACCTGCCGAACCCACCGCGTACAACGCAAACGAGCTTCTTGCGGCAATGACCACTGGAATGGTGGATGAGTCCCGCATTCCGGATGATCTGCGTGCGCCGTATGTTGCGATTCGCCAACAGCAGCAGATTGCCGCCCTCACGGCGCAACAGTACGCGCAGCAACAGGCGATGCAGATACAGCAAATGCAGGTGCCACAGCAGGATGCACAGGTGCCTACGCCGCAGCAGGAGGATCTTTATCGGCGTATTCAGAATGCGGCAGAGGAAAAGGCACTCCAAGATCTCGGCATAACGCGTGAGCAGCTTTCCGATCTGTCTTACTCAGAATCGGAGGATGGGGCAAAGAAGGCGGATGAGTTCCGCGTCGCTGTTCAAATGAACGTGAGCGCGATTACACGTGAGATTGACGCGTATCAGATGGAACTCCGACAGCAGCAGGCGGAGGCACAGGCATTCATGCAGGAGTTTACACCGAAGATGCAGCAGGTACAGGCATCTGAGCCGAACTTCAACCAGATCGATGTGATGATGGAGACCTACTCTCGGCAGCCGCCATATCAGGTGGCCGCACACG